GAGTTTATACACCTTAGCCTTAAAGGAATATAGATCGGTAAGTTCTACCATGTCATTAAAAAAAGAGCCTATGATTGGCTCTCTTATTTAGATTGTATTGCTTATGATCAATCAACAAGAAACTCTTCAGTTAGATCATATACCATATCTTCTGAAAGATTCAAGAAAATATTAAGAGCACTATCATGATCTACTGCATATTTTTCTTCTACTAGACTATCAAGAATAGAATCTAGAATTTCTTCGTATTCCTTAAGTGCTTTATGGGCGAATTTACTACGTTGACCTAGAATGTCAGTGTGGGCTCTTTTAGGTGCTGCAATACCACCAGGAGCGGAGAATCGGATACCCTCTTTGGTTTCACCTTTAGCGGCTTTTTGAATTTTCGCTAATGCTTCTTTGCGACGAGGTGACATTTCACGACCTTTAGTTCCACCAGCGGAAGGTAAAGCAGCTACTGGTTTTTTGGTTTCTGGGCGAGGGGGAAGAGGTGGCTTAGGTCCTTTAGGCACAAAAGGTTTTTCAAAAGCGGAAGTATCTTTACTACTTTCAGCTCTTCGTGCAGCGCGAATATTTTTTTTAGTTGCCCGTCTTAAATCAGATTGTCTAGCAGTCTCACCAGTAAGTTCTTTTTTAGCTGCCGTGTAAGCTCTTGATAACCTACCTGCGCCAGACTGAACCTTTGAAACTCCTCTGCGAAGAAGTTGCCCTAAACGAGCCTTACCATCAGTGCGTGCTTTTGCAATAGCACCACCTAGATTTTTAGCAGCTCTACCCATACCACCACGAGCACCAGCAATAGCAGATTTAACTCTAGAAATCGCACCATCAACTCTGGCTCTACGTGCATCTTTACGAAGATCACTTTGAAGTCTACCTTTCTCCCGTTCTAGCCCCTGTTTAGCCATCGCTCTACGAGCCATAACCTGACTTCTGGACTCAGTAAGATATTCACCAGCGAGTTCTTCATAAGCCTCAGTAATAATCTTATCGGAAGCAGCTAATGAAAGAATATTGAATGATTCATCTAGATTATTACCATAATCACAGATTTCCCATACAAGTGATTCCACGACCTCTTCAATATCCTCATCCAACATAGAGTCAATAAAACGAAGATTATCGTCAAAGTTTGAATCTACTCTAGGATTATAAAGATCTGAATAGGCTTCCGAAAGATAATATGACATTGTTAAACTGTTTTTACGTCTGTATTATTTAGAAAAAGAGGTATTAGAGTTTGAAGTCAGCAAAAGAATTGGGTGCGAAATCTTGTTTAATGGATCCAATAAGATAACTTTCTTTTTCGGTTTCTTGGGGAGCTTCTTGCATATTTTTACTGTTCAACCAATGTTCAGTCCAAGGAAGGGGGTTAGCCTTAAAAGGAATATCATATAGAGGTTTAAATCCAAGAGGTCTCATTCTAAGATTAATAATCCATTGGACATAGCTACAAAGAATCTTATCGTTTAATCCCAGCATAGACCCACCTTCAAATAAGTAAGAAGACCATGCCATTTCTTGTTCCCCTGCCAATTGGAACATCTTAATGGTCCACGATTCTTCTTCCTTAGCAATTTGAATCATTTCGGGATCATCGCCCTGTTTCCATTTAGTGAGAATTTTTTGGGTAATATTAAGGTGGGTGGCCTCATCTCTAGCAATAAAAGAGATAATTTTAGCTGAACCCTCCATTAACTTTAATTCACCAAAAGCAAATGAACATGCAAAACTCGCATAAAATCTTACACCTTCAAGAATATTAACATTCATGATGGCTCTATAAAGTTTTCTTTTAACCTCCATCCTTTCGGATTTTCCTAACTCAACACCCTCATTGGCAAACTTCCACATTGAGCCATTATCATACTGATGAACATTATTAATAAAGTCATTATATGCTTCCGTGACAGAAGAAGCTCTCTGTAGGATCATCTCATCATTGATAATAGTATCAAAAACTTCAGATGGATTGCTGTAAATATTTTTAATGATGTAGGTGTATGACCTTGAGTGTATCATTTCCATGAACCCCCAAGCCGTCATACAAGATTCTAATTCAGGTAAAGAACAATATGGTAAAAAGGCCATTGATGGTCCTCTTCCTTGAACACTATCAAGAAGAATTTGGTACTTTAGATTAGAAGTGAAAATATGTTTTTGTTCGGGTCTAAGTGTAAGGTAATCCGCCCTATCTTTTTGAAGTGATACTTCCTCAGGCCGCCAAAAAAAGCTTAACTGTTGTTGTGTAAGACGATCAAATTCAGGATACTTAAAAACGTCATATCTCTGTGGACCTAAAGGTGCACCAAAAAACATTGGTTGTTTAGTCCTATCCACTTCATTACTATTAAAAACTGTCATTCCATTAATCATTTTATATCTCCTACTTAAACTGAGCAGCTTTCGCAATTTTGTTCATCTGAATTCATAATTTCAGATATCATATTATTTAATTCTTCTTCGTTATCATCTAAAGAATCAGACTTACTATCATAAGTATTTTGATAATAACTCGTTTTCCAACCAACAGAATATGCATATAACATATCCCCAATCATTATACTAAGAGGAACCTCATTATCAGGATAATGTTCAGGATTATAACTCCAATTACCAGAAATCCCTTGATCCATAAATTTCTGCATCACAGCAACAACATTCATATATCCACGATTACTCTTCATATCCCATAACAAAGTATATGAATTTTTCAATTTTTGGTATTGTGGAACGATTTGTTTTAGTGGCCCCTTTTTGGATTTTTTAATAGAAAGATATCCTCTGGGTGGTTCAATTCCATTGGTTGCATTAGACGTGACAGATGAAGATTCTGTTGGCGGTTGGGCAGACAGTGTAGAATTTCTTAAACCAAATTCTAAAATAGAAGCTCTCAATGATTCCCAATCATACTGAAGAGGAACACTAGAAATCTTATCAACATCTTTCTTGTAAGTATCAATAGGTAAAATGCCATCAGAATATTTTGTTCTATTAAAATACCTACAGGCTCCTTTTTCTTTCGCTAATGTATTGGATGATTTAAGTAGATAATATTGAAATGCCTCTGTTAAACGATGCACGGAATCCCAAGCTTCTTGAGAATCATAACTAAAACCTTGTCTGGCTAGATAGTGAGCCAACCCAATATAACCGATACCTAAAGATCTTCTATTTTTTGTAAAATTTTCGGCCGCTTTAACCGGATAATCTTGATAATCAATGAGTTCGTCTAAGGAGCGAACAGTGAGATCACAAAGTTCTTCTAATTCATCTAATGAATTAATTTTACCAACATTAACAGCGGAAAGAATACAAGTAGCGATTTCAGCATCATTATCGTCATCAATATGTTCAATAGGCTTAGTAGGTTCTAGGATTTCTTGACACAAATTTGACATTGTAATTTGTTCTTTATAAGAACTATGGTAATTACAATGATCAATATTCATGATATAAATTCTGCCCGTCTCAGCTCTTTCTTTTAAAATATTCAAAATAAGTTCTTGAGCCTTAACTTTTTTCTTCGGTACAGTGGGATCATTCTCATATTTCACATAAAGTTCATCAAATTCTTCCATCCCAAATGCTTCAAAAAGACCCGGAACTACATGAGGAGAAAAAAGTGTGATATATTCATCCTTAATGAATCGCTCATAAAATAACTTGGATAGTTGAATTGAATAATCCAATTTTCTGACTCTGTTATCTTCCGTACCTTTATTATTTTTAAGAACGATAATATCTTCAATTTCCTGGTGCCAGATTGGAAAATGAACGGTCGCATTTCCTCCTCTTAGTCCATTTTGAGTAAATGCTCTAACTGAGGCTTCCACTCTCTTAAGAAAAGGAATGACGCCAGTGCTGGTAACTTCACCATTGCGAATCTTACTATTAATGCCGCGAATCCGACCCATATTAACACCGAGTCCTGCTCGCTCGGAACTATACTCTTCAATAGCAACAGAAGAATGAGATAGACTTTTTTTAGTATCGTTAATATCAACAAGAACACAGCTAGCATACTGTCTTAAGGGTGTTCTTACACCAGCGTTAATTGGTGTTGGGATATTAATTTTATGTTTTGATAACGAATCATAATACCGACGAACAAATAAAAGTCTCGTTCTCTTAGGATATTTTGCGAAAGTGGCTAACGAAATTAACATATACATGAATTGTGGTAATTCATACAGATTACCATCACTCCGATCTTGTACAATATACTTATCTACTACTTGTTGAAGTCCGGCATAACTAAAAAGATAATCTCTTTCATGATCAATAAAAGAACCTGCTTGATTTAATTCTTCTTCATTATATTCATTGAGAACATAATCATCATAAACACCCAATTCTACACAATTACGAATATGATCAATAAGCGATGGCATTTCGGAACCACCATAAACCTGTTTACGAATAGAAAACAGTAATAATCTCGCAGCAACATATTGATAATTCGGAGCATCAAGACTAATAAGATCTGATGCAGATTTGATCAAGATTTTTTGAATCTCGTCAGTGGTAATTCCGTCATAGAATTGGATATGCGAATTCATCTCAACTTGAGAGATTGACACACCCGAAAGACCACTACATGCTTCTTCTACCATACGATGAAGCTTCTCTAACATCAATGGCTCAATGGCACCATTTCTCTTTTTAACCGCTAACTCTTGATTGCTCATAGTTGTTTTTCTTCCAAAAATTAAACTTTAATGTTGCTTCTAGACCAGTATAAGTATTATTTTCAATAATAGACATCACATCTACTCCAGACATTACCATAAGATTAATGTCTTTCTGATGAATATGTTCCGGCCAAATGACTATGGATTCACCACGGATTATGACTTGCTCCATTCTCTTAAGAATGTCTTTATTCCGTGGTTCGTTATCATAAACAAATACCGGATGCAAAATATTTAGTTGTTTTAAATTAATATCAGCACCACACATTGCGATTGAGTTACTGACAAATTCTGAATCAAATGGTCCTTCTAAAATATAAACATTTTTACTCACATTAACATTATCAATATTATAGACTTTCGGGGAGTCTTCATCTAACATAATTGTTATATACTTGACTTCCGATTTTGTTAAGGCTCTTCCCTGAAATCCTATGAGTTTTTTGTTTCTATGTAAGGGAATAACGATTCTTTGTTCTTCGTATTTTAGTGTAGCTTCATCAAATGTTGGTTTTAAAGAATTGGTCCATTCTTTAAACTTTTCAGCATAATAAAATTTATCAGGATTCAGTTTTCTTGATTCTAGATAACTTTTTGCACTATCATTAGACGAAGCTAAAGGTAATTCTAATCGCTCTTTGAATACGGGTTTTTTGAATTCAAACTTTGGTTTTTCTACTGGAAAGTTTTTTCCAGTAAAACCGGCAGTGTATTTTTCAAAACAAAAATCGGCATGTAATTTTGAATCAAATAGTTTTAAGAAATTATTAAACGACATACTCGCGCCACAATTATGACACTTATAATTTGTGTTGTTGTTCTTTTGGTAAAAGTATCCTCTCGTTTTTGACTTATTTCTTTGTGAATCACCACATAATGGGCATCTACAATTATAAACTCCTTGTCTTACTTTCTTTAACTTAATAATTCTTCCTTCTAAAATCCCAATATACTTTTCATCAATTCTATCCATCCAGACCCATTTGCTGTCAGATCAGCTTAGCATGGTATGCTGAATTTGTCAAGGGGTTTTTCTTATGGATTTCTTCATTCAAAAGCTTTCCAAAAAAACTAGAATTACTAATAACAAATCCAATAACAACAAATCCAGTTCCGATTGCAATAAGTCTATTTCTAAGAGTATTAATATCTTTTGTTAGTTCAGTCTTTAATGTATCAGCGTCCTTTACTACTTGTTCTTTATTAGAAGTTATTTTGGCTTCTAATTCTAATACCTTATCAAAAACTGATTGGTTATTTTGTTCATTACTATTAATTCTTTGTTCATGAACTGCTAACATTTTCACAACGTTTGCATTTGCATCACTGATGCGTTCAATAACGTCTTCTAATTTAAGAACGATCTCTTTAAGATCAATAACTTTCTGCTCTAATACTGCAACTTTTAATTCACATGAAGGTTCTTGATACATTTCCTCTCTTGGGGTAAAGTTAAATTATTAAAACTTCACCAATATCATCAACCAAATTATTAAGTATTTATAATATCCTTAACACTTTGTAACCATCTTTTATGTCCAGGTGGAACACTTCTTCTATCAATAATTCCTTTTTTCGTTTTTCTGTATGTCATGAGTGGATCAAAGCCCGCAGTTGGACCTTTAGAATTCGCAGAAGATGTGAATCCTCCACTTTCACCTGGAGCATTAGCTACCATCATCTCTTTTAGATTTTTGAGAATCCTATCTCTTTTATTCATCGCTGATTGACCTCAACATATCTAAACAAACTTCATCTATTTCTATCTCATGAATATGACATCTTGGATATTCAGGTAAACGATTTAAGAATTGAACAATCGTTTTCAAAGATGACCAATATTCTTGATCAACTTTAAAGAATAACATCGGAGTAGTCGCTTCACCAAAAATATTATAAAGAATAATAAAATGATTGAGTAGAAGGTGTAATTTGAGAATTCCGCTTTTTTTGTATTTCTTTAAAAGCCGTTTTACATATTTAAAATGATTAAGGTCTTTTTCAAAATCATCCTTTGTTACACCTTGAGGATTTTGATAATTTTTTATTGCGAATAGAAGAAAATTATCTTCTGTCAATTCATTAAAAATCATTAATTATCAGGCAGTAATAGTGAGAGTGGTAGTTCCTAGTCCAACACCAGCGGTAGCTCCTGCACCACCAACATTGCGGAAAATATTTGAAGTAATAGAGCTAGTAACACCAGCGCCACCAGAAAAATCAGTAATAACACCAGTAAATGCCTTAGTGGTATCAATACTTAAAAAGCTACCAATACCAGTAGTAGGAGCACTAAATGCGAATGATGCTCTATTGGTGACTTGCCCGTTATAGTTTTTAAAGGTCACAAAACCGACATTATTGACAAAATTATAGACTTCTACGTTAGGAGTCATAGATGTGGCAGTGGCAACCAATGCATCTTGAAAAACACCTGAGCCATTATAACGATTAACTAGAATAGTTGCACCGGCAGAGACATATACATTCTCATTAAAGACTAGATGTACGATTCCAGTTTTTCCTGTACCGATACCTGTAGTTCCACCGGCAGAAACTGAGATTGGACTGGAGCGATTAGGATCTTCAAAAAATAGCGCAACAGGAGTGGCAGTACCTAGACCGATTGTATTAGATCCAATACCAGCAGTGTTAAGTCCAGCTACAGGAACTAAAACCTCATCATAAAAAGAGGTTGACATACCGGAATGAATAATAGTACCATAATGCCGAAAAATCCAGCCCCGCTGATCTGCAAATGCATTATATGGACTACGGTTTCTATCGGTTTCTTGTAGAAACTTTGGGATATTAAAGTTATTACCCGCAGTCTCAGTGGTTGTTGAAATACCCCAAAGTGCCATTGTTATTGCCGCTATTTTTGCTAGTAATTATTTAGTGTTGTTTGGAATTAACTTAATTCTGATGAAACTAACAAGAAAATCATCAACATCATTATCAGTGCTCTTCGCGTATTTAGAAAGAAGATGAATAACAAACTCTTTGACTCTGGGTGAATTCCAGAAGTGGTCAATAATAGTTTCGGCTAGTAACAGCAATAGATTGAATTTCATTATTATTCTCCGATGAAACGACGAAGATCCGAAAAAGATAATCCTTCTTTCATTTCTTTCGGTAATGAGCTACGTTTTGTTTTGGCGAATTTGCGAATTTCTTTTTCGGGTAGGGTTCTTACAAGATCTTTAACATCTTTACTAACTTCACTTTCCGGTTTTTGACCTCTTTTAACTGCAAGAGCCAGGCCAAAAAGTTTTTGTTGTTGTTGTGAAACCGCTTTTTCTTCTAATGAATCTAATTGTTCATAGAGATCTTGTAGTGTAATCTCAGACAGATCATAACCCTCATTTTCAAGATATTCAATATATTCTTTTAGATGAGCGGTTCCTTTTTTAAGAAATGATGTGGCAGTAGCGGCTGCACCTTTGCCGATTTGGTGCATTAAACCTTTACCTTCCTTCTTAGATTGCATCGCGGCCTTATGACCCTCCCAGGCCGAAAGTGCTCCTCGGGCTAGAGTGTTTGCAACGGATTTGGCGACTGCTTTTTTGGTTTCGGGTGAGTTGGCCTTCTGAAGAACTTGTTGGGCACCACGGATGATTCTTTCTTGTCCAGGTGGACGAGTTCTTTTTTCTTGCTCCACTTTGGCAATTTTTACTGCAGCTTTTCTGGGAGCGGATTTTTTGGCTTTTTCTTTTGCTTCAATACTCGCTTTCACTTCTTCATAAGATGGACCACCTTTTCTCTTTTTAGCTGCTCTAGCTTCTAGAAGAACTGCTTCTTCCATAATATCAATAACCCATTCACAAAACTCGTCATCACCTAGCTCTTCCATAACAACTTCAACACCTTCTTCATTAAGACCTAGATTAATAAAATAGTCCGCTGCTACTTCAGACATTTCATTGATATCAACTGTTGATACTACTTCTCCACCCATAGATTCAACTTCTTCTCTAAAATTTACAGTTGGATTAATAGTAACAACTCGCTTACCGCTTTTATTTTTAGCGTAGTTATCAACGTTTTTGGCTTCAATTTTTTTAGTATTATTATCTTCAATAGCGGCAGCAATATCTTCAGAAACCGTTGATCTCCAATCATAAAAAGATTCAGGTTCGGGAATAAATTCTTCTTTCATTTTACGAGAATTGATAACAGCACCTCTAATTTTTCTACGCTTTAAAAGATACTTGTCCGATGTGGTATTACTCTTACCATCATTATCAATATCTGAATCTTCTTTTCCTACGGAATCTAGAGCCTCAATAAAATGTTTTTTATTCATCTGATATAAACACTATTTTGATTATTTAGATTTTTTAGTTGGCTTTATGAAGTTATCTATTTTCTTTAGTCCCATAAGACGCATTACATATTTCAATCTTTCTGGAGTTCCCATTTCTTTTTCTTTATATGTTGTTCCTTGATTATTAGTCCATTCTGAAATATCTTCAATCCAAGGCTTGAACATAAGATCTAATTTTTCGTTGACGCAAATTACATAATTGGGTCCACGTCTTTTAATCTCACCAACAATTCCGGTTGATCTACTTTCAACCAAATCTCCGACATTAAAGATTTTTCCTTTGTAATAATTTTCTCTGAGATTCTTATAGTCTAATTCAGGTGCCACTTTCCACATCTCTTTAACAGTTGTTTTCTCATAATAGCGCTGAACCGCATAGAAGAGATTTCTTTTCTCTTTTTCTTGCATCTTGGGTGGAAGACCTGTTCTGAATTTAAAATATTCATTACTAATGGCAGCTTTTCTTAATGCACCAGAGGACTGAACATCTGAAGAATCACTATCGGGATCCTTTAATCCAGCGGGAATAACTTCAATATTTTCAAACTCATAAAGATTGCCGTTATATTGATTTGCAAGACGATCAAATTCAGATTCTCTTTGTGAACCAACCACAATTTGAACTTCATTATAACCTTCTTCATTAAGAAGAGTAAGAACGTCAAAAATAGTTTCCATATCCTGATCGTTCATAATGTCATCTGCAAAATCGGGATACGCTAATCGCATATAGCGAATCTTATTTTTTACATCAAGTGGATTTTGATCATTCTGAATTCTTGAGGGATAGATTCTTAACTCGGATCCTCCGGCTATTTCTCTTGCTTTTTTAAGAAGAAGTAGATGTCCCGCTGTTGGTGGATTAAACTTACCAAAAACTACCGTTATAGATTTTGGTTTATCAATATCTTTAACGGGTTCTTCTTTTTTCTGTTTTTTGGGTTTCGGTAGTGGCTGAGGTTTTTTTGGTTTAGGTGTAGCTCTTTGTCCCGCTGTTATTGGTTTACCTTTTGGTTCTTGTTCGGGTTCACTTCTTTTGGGTGTTTGAGGTTTAATAAAAACCAGTCTATCTTTTTCTGTCTTTGCAACAACTAACCCCTGTCTATTCAGCCATTCTCCATGACCACTAGAAACCAAGCCACTTCTTTGTGCTTGCTCAGCGGCTTTACCACCACGAGCTTCAGATAAAAATTGTCTAAACGATTTCATCATAAATTATCCGAGAGATCTACCTGTTCCTCTTAATCTTCTACGTGTTGGATCAATAGTGCTTCCTGCTGGAGTTGGACTATCGGTACCAGAACCAGTGGCACCTTGCTGATAACGTCCAGTGATTCTCTGTCTACCACGACCACCATAATTCTTCTCAGTTGCACCAACAGCCTTAATGGGTTCACGTCTACCAGTTTCTCTGTTATAATAAGTTGGTGATAATCCACCGACTAACTCATCACCCATTTGAGAAGCTCTTGATTGTGCTCTGGTTTCACCTGATGGTCTTGCTCTTTCACCAGAAGAAGGTGTTTGTGGTGTTGATCCATATCTAGCCTTTTTGGCTTTCTCAGCACCAGCTCTAATTGATGCTTGTAATTTAGCTTTCTCTTCTGGAGACTTTTGTGTGCTTCTGAGTGATGTACTTCTAAAAGCCGATCGCTCTTCCGGTGACATTTTTTCTTCAGGAGAAGGTTTAGCTTTAGGTGCGGAAATATTAGCTGAAGATACACCTTGAATGGATGCAAGTGAGCTTCTGGCGCCACTTGCATTTTTGATCTGTTGTATAATCTGGGTCAATGCATTTTTAGCAGTCGTGTCGTTTGGATTTCTAATAAGACGATTTTGATAATCTCTCTGTTTAGCTCTTAATCCAGAAAGTTGTGAACTGAGCTGTGAAACGTTTTTATCTCTATTACTATCGGTCGCTTCAATAATACTTTCATACCAATGATCACTCATAGATGTAACAATAACTTCGGCACCATCAACAGTATCGGTGAATCCTTCATCAATAAGATATTCAATAACAGAATCTAATTCTTCTTTGATACCCTTTTTCTTCTTGACTCCTCTAGTTGTAAAATGTTTAAGCATTCTAGCTGGCTCATCACCATCAGCTCTTTCTGTTCGCGCATCAGAGCGATCAATGGATTTCGTTAGTAGCTTATCGGATTTACCTTCGCTATAGATTTTTTGATATGATTCATACAATCCATTATAGCCCTGATATTCCATTTAAATAAACTTAATAGTTGAATTATTTAGACATTAAAAAAGCCCATTACGGGCTCATAGATCAATTACCGTTTCAAATTCCAGATTAAATGTGGATAAATCCATATGTTGAATCATTGTATTTTTCCATTCTTGATCTCTTCCTGGAACTTCTGACCAATGTGAAGTAAAAGGACTAAAGTTATTTTTTCCACAAACTGATTCTAACCATAATTTATTAAAATATTGGTTTTTATCAGTTGTAGATGTTGTACTTAAAATCATCAACTTAGCACCCGCAGAAATATTAATAACTTTCCAGTATTCGTCATGTTGATCATTATCTTCAAAAAAGAAAGCATATTCATTCAATAAAACTAAATTAAAACATCTACTTTTAATTTTAGAAACGGTATTACCAGAAGTATATAATCCAGATCCATTTTCAAAAATAATCTCAGATTTATTATTAATAGTTACCTTATCTTTCATCCACTCTGGTAGTGCTTCATAACATTTATAAATTCGTTTAAGGAATTCGTTTGAGGATAAACGATTAGGATTAGCTATAAAAATTGATGCGGGTCCGTTAAAAATTAAAGTGTGGAGAATGATAACAATGCTAACTACATCCTTTCCTGACTGTCTTGGTATTTTACAGATACTATGTTTAGAATCAGACAAATGCTTCATCATCCTTTCTTGATATGGATAAGGAACAAAATCAAAATATTCATCAGTAAAATGATTATTAATTTTTACATATTTTCTTGCAAAATAAAGAATGTCATTAGCACATTTATAAAGTTCCGTAAGATAACTTGGATTTTCAATTTTATACTCCATTATGTAATTTTTAATGAGTTTGATTCGTTCTGGCACGAATTCATCAGAATAACCCGAAACTTCTCTTTCTAAGACTTCAATAACATAGTCCTGTTGTTTATCGTTCATAGATCTTCCTCCTTAATAAAAATACCATCAACCATTCTACCTTTGCGATCTTTAATCTCGTTCCAGGCAAGATCAATACAATCTTCAATGTTCATATCACATTGTTTTGCAAGAATAGTAAGAACAACAACGGCATCACCAATACCATCGGCAATAAGATCTTTCTTGCCTTTATTTACACCTGTTGCAAGCTCACCTAGTTCTTCTACGAGTTTTGAGATTTGATTGATCGGCTTACTACCTTCAATAAGATTGCGAGCATCAGCCCATCCACGAATGTTGTCAAATTGTACGTTTGTCATAATGGTTTTAATCAAAGTTGAATTTTTTGAATTTTGCTGTTGATGATTGTGGTTGTTCAATCGGAGCATCTTCTGGTAGCTCACCTTGTTCAACATCATACAATCTCATTTTTGTATAATCAATACCAACAACGAATCTTGTTAGTTTGCTTTTTTGGTTATATCTGTTTTTAATTTGTTTGAACATATACTGTCCAAGTTGCTCTAATTCCTCATTGGAGATAATAGCAACAAGAAAATCGGATACATGGCCAATTTTGGCGGATTCACTAATACCAGCTAGAGTTGGATCATTATTGGCTTGTTGATCTCTATTTGATTGAATAGCTGACCAAATTGGCACATCGTATTCTTTTGCTAAACCTCTGACTTCTTCTGCAATAGATCCGACGTACTCATAAGAGTTCGCCATACCCTTACGATAACGAGAAGATGCACAAATAGACAGATAGTCAATAATAATAATATCAGGAACGAACTTTTTCTTTAGATTAAGCTCATTCAAAAGAGATCTAAAGTTATTAACTGATGCACCACCTGTCGGATATTCTTTGATGATCAATTTACCATTCAGTCTGTTTTGAAGAGTTTTTATCTTATCATCAAAGACTTTTTTTGATACCTTTTCAATATGATCAATATTTACATCAAGAAGATTAGCATCAATTCGTTTTGCGATTTCCTCTTCAGACATCTCAAGAGTTATGTAGAGTACATTCTTACCTTGTTTAAGATAAGAAGATGCAAAACTACAAAGGCAGATAGATTTACCTGCATTCGTGGTTCCCATAATCATATTGAGAGTTTTACTCT